TCCATCTCCGCGAGCGCGGACATGATAGTAACCACGAAGCGCCCTTGATACGAGGAGGTGTCCAGGTTCAGGTCCAGCATGATTAGTCGCCACTCTTTCTGGCGGGCACGGTCCACGATTGATAAGAAGTCCGTTGTACTACGGGCAAGGCGGTCAATTCGGGTAACAAATAGCGCCGCTGCCTCCCCAGCATCCAAGCGCCTAAGGCTCTCAGTCAGGGCAGGTCTGCCAGTGATGTTTTTACCAGAGCGCCCTTCCTCGCGCACCAACTCCCACTTAGTGAAGCCATGGAACTCGGCAGCAGTAACTAACTGCCTCTCTTGCACATCCAGCGATACGCCGTCATTTACCTGCAGCTGCGTTGATACGCGCACATACAGGATAGCCAACCCAGGGTCTTCAATGTCTTCCATTAGTCAAAGCTCATTCCCTTACTGTGCTTAGGCATGTTGTCTTTCCCACACTTCGAGCAGGTAAGTAGAACTATCCCTGTTACAGGGCAGGCTTCACCAGCGACTACCTTGTGCCCACGAACGAAGCACCAAGCTCCACGCAACCAGTTCTTCACTTTGCGTCGTAACTGACTTTTAGCCACTGGCTTACAAAATCAGCCAGTTGAGTGATAGGTAGTTCCTTAAGGGCGTCGACGACTTCGGGTGCGACAGACTGATATAGCAACTCCGAGATTCCCATGAACTGCACCGCCACGTCTTTCTCAGCGATTAAGGGCAGGACCTTAGACGACGGCAGGTCATTGAAGTTTGTTACATAGGCGACAAAATCAGGGGTACTTACTTCTACTAGCATTTCCATTACTCCTCTTCCCCATTCTCAATGAATTCAAGCAAGCTCCGAGAGTCAAAGTGGTCGCGGTAGATGTTATTACCAGGCTCCAACTCCAGCTCAGAGCGGTTCTCCTTAATCCAGTCCGTTATGCGCTTACGCTCCTCGGCAGCAGCAATTTGCATACCGACGCCGATGTAAAAGCCCCAAGAAGCAGCAACCTGCTCTTTGGTTAGGGTTGTCAGGTCTAGGTCACCTTTTCTGGTCTCCCAGTGGTCTGCGGCCTGTTCCAGGAACTTAAGCGCCTTTTCGACTTCTTCGTCGTTTCCGTACTTGTTACTCATTTGTTTCTCCTTTAATAAGAGCAATAAGATGCTCACGCCAACCGCCCTTGGTACCCTGGATTGGGTCCATGGAATCCTTGAGCCCCTCTTTAAGAATTGCAATTATGCGCTCACGCTCCGAAGACTCCCCAAGACACACAGGACATACGTCCTCGTCCACATTGGTGTAGTCCCACCCATGAACGTCGCAGACGTAGTAAGTACTGAACTCGGCCACCACCTCGCGCTTACGGTCGCTCACTTGTTCTCTCCCTTGATAATAGCGCCAATTTCGGTTTGCTGTCGCTTAATCAATTCCTGAAGCGCAATCATCTCAGGGGTTAGTTTCAATCCCATACGCTCATAGGCTGTTAGCCACAGCATTGTGCGGAATCGCTCCATCTGCCAAATTTGATATGCGGCGTTGCTCATTCATTCCCCTCATTGATAAGGGCCTCGACCAGCAACAACAGGTCCGTGCATTTGCCACCATGATGGGCGCAACGCCCGACAAGAGTTGGATGTTCAATTCGAAACTTGGCCACGGCCTCGTGGTCCTCAAGCGCATCAAAACAAATCTGGCGCTTAATTTTAGCTACAATACGTTCCCGCTCCCGGGCCTTAGCAATCTCAACAAAGTGATTTATTGCATCAGCATCTTGCCTAGAGAAACCAGCGTCTAGGACTAACATGTTGCTCTCTACTTTAACCATTTACTTCTCTTCCTTGATAAGTTTGATGAGTTGCTTTATTACTGTTGATTCAATGAATAGTACACCGTCAGGCAGGATTGTCTCTTGAAGCCTGTCTTCTAGCAGTTGAATAATTTGCTTACGCTCGATAGCGTGACACTCTTGGCAATTGCACGAGTGGGTCGTCATCTACTTCTCTCCCTTGATACGAGCAATCGCCTTATTTAGCGGTCTACAACGCTCGCAAGTTGCATCGTGGTCTCCCGGCCAATCGTGCTTGATGGCTGCCCAATGTGCGCAGTCGTCTTTTTCAAGTTCCAGCACAGCAATGATGCGCGAACGCTCGCTAGTTTTACCGCTGTCGAACCACAGCTCTTCACTTGTGGGTAATTGTTTGCTCATTCTTCTCTTCTTTCTTATCCTAGTGTATAACTTTAAACCTAAATTTATACACCGATTTATACACAAACCTTAGCATAGATACTTTAGCTTGTCAATCTAGGGGTATTCGAACACCTGTTCGTATACCCTATTGCCCAGTGAATGTAAGGCTATACCGGCCAGACGTAGTCGTAAGTCTCAGGGCGAGCTCCGGTGTCTTCCGGCCAACCAAACTGAGAGTACCACTCGTAGTCTTTGTTTAGCAAGGCTAGTCGGTGGCTTGACGCTATGCTTTTGAACTGCGCTTGGTCAGTAATCCAAGCGGGGTTCTTAGTAGGTGCTGCAACACGACCAAGGTCTATGCCTCGAAGAATAGTTGCTTTGGCTTTATCAGCGATGGTGGACTTATAGCCACGACGCTTCCATTCGTCTACCATGTCAACAATGTATAGGTAGAGAGCCATTTCATGTCCACGCCACATCTTTACGGCTGGATGGTTTACCCAGCCTTTAGGAGTGCGGTGATTGCCCTGAGGGTCTAGCTCAAGGAGGGTCATCAGAATTTGCCAGCCTTCAAGGGCTTGCTTGTTCAGACGAGCGCGGTCAAGGACTTTTGCTATGTCAGCGAAAGAGTCCGTTACAGGTACAAATGTTTGCATACCCAGAGAGTATCAGACTACATTTAACATGTCAACAAGAAATTTAAGAATTTCTGCTGGGTCCTCAGTCTTGGTCTTGATGTGCTCTAGAGCAGCCAAAAGACGCTCGCGCTCCTGGAGAGCACCCTCGTCTAGGATGGCGTTGAATACAATTGCCTGACCCTCGGTCAAGCTACTGGAGAGGTCGTACTCTACAGTCTCTTCGTTTTTTGCCACTACTGGTCCTTAGCTGTCAGCCAGTTTACCAGCGAGGGGTTGTCTCTCAGTAGCATTACTAGGGGTTCTTGGAGCAGGTAGATAAACCAGTGCTCGAGGTTTTCATAAGTGTCCGTGCGCTCGTCTTTGTCCGCCTTGTCGGTCTGCCCAAAGACAAAGATGACGGCGTGCAGGATTTCATGCATCAGATAACGGCGCTGAAGTTGATAGTTTAGGTCTTTGTTGACCACAATAAAGTTGCCGTTGGTGTAGGTGTAGGCGTGAGCGTCGTTTAGCCCAGGGTCGTCATTGATGTTGCGCTCGTGAACAGCATAGGTCTGAGACCCGATTTTAATCTTCTTAGGGATAGGAACGCCAGCGGTCATCACATCTCCTTTATCAGACTATCAACCGTTTTATGTAGTTCTTCTAGCGTATCAAAGTTTTTGACCCCCGCGTCGAACGAATAGTCGCCCAGGGCATTTTCTGAAGTGTGGCCGTTTGCTGGGCCTACCCCATCACGGTATACTCGCCAGACCTTACCGCCCAGGGCTCGGACAGCGTTAGCCTCGTTGGGGTAGCGGACATCAGAAAAGACAACATTTGCACCCTCTGGAATAGCGTTAATAGCAGCCTTTACCCAGAAATCGTCACCAAACATCTCGCGACCCACTTCGGTCCCAAGACGCTGCATTAGACCACGAACGTCTGGACTCTCGCTCTTAAGATTCTCCCAGCCCATAAGACGAACAGCTGAAGAAAGTTCTGTAAGGTGGCCACCCACCCTAATCATAGGATTTAGTCGCAGTAGGGCTTCGCGCATGGGGTTTGCAAAAGACAGCTTGACAAAGCCAAAGTTGTCCACAAGGTGGTTAGCTATGGTGTCTTTGCCTGACCTGGCCCAGCCAGATAGTCCAATAATCATTTGTCTGCTTTCTTTAAAGTGGAGATGGCGGGAATTGAACCCGCGTCCTAACATATTCGATTTGTTCTTCTACAAGCTTAGGCAGTGAATATTTCGGAGACTGCACTGCCACATCTCCTGGTGCTTCAGTTTTACGTCTCCAGCATGGACGTGGTGCGGGTTATCCTATTTATTTAAAGCCTAGCTGCCCACTTAGGAT